GCACTCTGCGTTTAAAGCTAGAATTTTTGCTGCGCTCAAGCAAGCTGGCTGGGCTGCTGCCAAGTTCGTTGGAACTAAGGCGCTCCAGATGGGCTTGGAAGCTCTCGCCGTCTAGCAAGGCGTGGAAGGAGGAGGATTTAAAAGGTTTCTTTATGAGTCATGGAGAAGACAAACGATATAACTCAGCTTTTGGCCCAATGTCTGGTTTTGAGTTCACAATCGGGCAGTTCGTCTGCCCGTTCTGTGGTCTCTCAGCCTGCACCTGTAACGGGTCTGACTGCCAGTCAGTTAGCCAGTTCACACAACGAGGTTTTACAGCGTACTCTTTTGTCCCTTATCCAGCAGTCTCGCGACACTCCGGTGCAAGCACCTCTCACTCCCGTTCACGAAGTAGTGGAAAAAGGTCTCGTGGCCATACTCCACAACTCTCGTCAACTGGGGAAAAAAGAGCGTGTCTCATTAGCCTCGGTCCTTGACTTGGCTGGTCTGCAATTACCTTGTGGTGATCTTGGAATTGCTGAGATTGTAGTTTGGTTTATGGCGGTTGTTTTTTCGCTGCCTAAAAACCAGCAAGAGATTTTGATCTCTAATCTCTTTCGTTTTTATCGTCCACTTCAAACTCTTGATCCCAAAAACCCAAATCCTCCTTCTCCTTGGTGAAAAACATGGAGGAGTTTTCTTTTTTCTCGTTTCAAGTTAATCACTTTTAGATGATTTTCATCTTCTCTTTCATTTCTCTTCAAACATTGAAATATTGGTGTTGGAGTTCTTCTGGTGTTGTGATGTGCTTAGAGGTTTTCTGCCCTTGTGGTAGAATATCCTTTTTGGCATTAACTCAATATCAGAGATTTCTCTAACACACGGAAGTGTTTTGCATGGAAATATTGGTGTTGGCTTGGTTTATAAACGCTATTTCGCCTAGTAGTAACTGGTCTTTTAAAGTCCCGTATACTGCTGGCCTATTAGTGTAATAGCCGAGCTAACACACGTAAGTGCTAAGCCACTTTTTGTGGCCTTTCCCCTGTGTTTCAACAAAATTA